ACCCTTTATATTGTAAAGAAAGAGACATTGAATCCGATGAAAAAATATGTAGAATTTGTTTAGAAGGAGAAGGAGAGATCGCCGTGCTGGTGGTGGCGGTGGCGGCGGTGGAGCAGGAGACATCCCAGGAGCAGGTGGTGACATCTCAAGAAGTGGTGGTCGCCACAGAAATGGAGAAAAGGGTCAACCAGGATCTGAATTTAGTGGTGGTGCTGGTGGTAATGGTGGCAACAATGATGGTGAAGCAAGAGCAGGACGTGGTGGAAATGGTGGTGGAAATGGATCACCTGGTCAAGCTGGACAACCTGGAGTAAACCGAGGTGAAGAGTTTGGTAGAGGTGGTGCAGGTGGTAGAGCTGGTAGTGCCATCAGACTAAGAAATGCTTCTATTATCTCATTGACTAATAATGGAACGCTTTCATCTGGAGTGGGTGACAACGGTGTAGCATAAATAATTGAAACTGATTTTTTATTATGCTCACTGACTTTATACACCGATATGAAGGTGTTTTTAGTAGAGAAGACTGTCAAGAAATAATAGAATATATAAATCTTCTTGAAAATGATGGGTGCCTGATCCATGAAAACGAAGCATCTCATTTACAAGATCAGTATTCAAATAATTTAATCGCAAAGGATAAGTACGAAATAGATCTTCAGTCTGCACATCGTATTTGCCAAAAAGTTTTACCAAAGTTTGGTCCGCCTGTAGAGGATTACTTGAAGACATATAGTCTTCTAGGTCAATCTAAATTCTTACTTTATGATTGCAAGTTAAAGAAGATTCCACCTGGACGTGGTTTTCATGCTTGGCACTATGAGAGTGCAGGATATGATCAAGTAGGAAGAGTTTTCGTTGTTCAGTTATATTTGAATGATGATTTTGAAGGAGGAGAGACCGAGTTTTTATATCAGAATAAAAGAGAACAAGCAAAGAGAGGGGATGTTCTGATATTCCCTACAAATTTCACACACGTTCATAGAGGAAATACTCCCATTGGAGGTACAAAATACATTTTAACCTCTTGGGGGTGGATACAATCGGACCCGGAAGATTATGCATAAGTTTAATGAATCGATAGAAGCAGATGTTTTTGAAGCACCATTTCCACATCTAATTTTACATAATTTCTATAATAAAGAAGAACTGAATCTTATTTGGGAAGAACTTAATTTTTATACAAGACCAGGAAAATTATTAGAGGCAAAAGACTTTGGTGGTATCATTGATGCTACAAATTCTAGAGCAATAATTTTAGATCAAATTTATAGAGATTATAGTGACAGCACTGACGCCACTATAATCGGTTCTCCAGATTATAGATCTTTATCAAATATATTAACTGCAAATAGAAAAATATTTGACGAAGGTATATTAGATATTTTTAGTAAAATACATGATTGTGTTTCTCAAGCACCATATTCAAATTGGGATACCACTAAAGTAAGATATTATCACGATGGTGAGTATTACGAACCACACACAGATAAGAGAATGAATTATCTTGCATTTTCATACTTTTATAAGAAACCTAAAAAATTTACTGGTGGAGAATTGTATTTTCCAAAGTATGATTACACGTTCGATTGTCCAAATAATTCTACCATAATTTTTCCTGGTTGGGTAGAACACGGAGTTACAGAAGTGAAGATTGAAAACTCTGATTACTATGATGGTTATGGTCGATATGCCATTACAAGTTTCTTTGGACATTCATGACTTGACAAGGTCTCTGAATATGAGTAGAATAGGTTTGTTGCCTTTGAAGAGATGAAAGCTATAGATTTATTTCCGGTAACAATATACCAGACAAAAGTTCAATATAATGATTATCTTAAGAATTTAATGCTATCCGAAATAATGGAAGCATCTGAATATCTTGATATTCCTTTTGGATGGTCTACAAATAAGTTAAAAACTTCTTTTGAAGGTGAACCAGAGGGAAAAGAAGTTATTGAAAGGTATAGATCTACTCTTGAATCAGAATATACAAAATGTTTTGAAGAGTTTTTCGATAAAGAGTATCGAATTAAGATAGTAGATCAAAATATATGGTATAATGTATATACCGATGGTGAGTATCAAGAACTTCACGATCATATCGGTGAAGCATTAAATCCTTTTCATTGGTCTTGTATTCACTTCTTGTCCTTTAAGAAAGGAGAGCATAATCCACCAGAGTTCAAAGATCCTATCACACAAATTCGTCAACTAAGTGTTGCGATGGAAAAAGAATGGGTCGGTGAATACTACATTCCTGATGTTGAAGAAGGAACATTTTTGATGTTTCCTACATATCTGCAACACAGAGTCTTGCCTTGTGTTAAAACTGACTATCCTAGAGTTACATTTTCTTTTAACTTAAGAGTATTGCAATATGGAGAAAAGGAGTGGGATGGATAACATTGTAAATGTTGAGGATAATTTTCTAACAGAAGAGGAGCACGAATCTGTTTTATATTATTGTCTAGGTTCAAAGTACGGTTATGGTGAATATGACCGTCCTGAGTTACCACCAACAGGTATGGTTGCTGAAATTGAAGAACACGAAGACATCTACAAATTCTTCAAAGAAAAAACTGAACCTTTTGCCAAAGGTTTAGTTATAGATCGAATGTATATCAATTCATTTGCTCCATCAGAGAATCCATACTTCCACACTGATAGTGGTGTTCACACAGATATAACCTGTTTGTATTATGCAAATGATACTTGGGAACTCGATGATGGTGGAGCAACAGAGTTTTACATTGATGGTAATTTTGTAGGTGTTGCACCTATTCCCAATCGTCTGCTATACTTTAGTGCAGATATTCCACACAGGGCAACTTCTTTTAGAAATCGGTATAGATTTACACTTGCAATAAAATATACTGATCCTAATGGAATAATCAATCCCACTGATTATTGATGAAGAAATTTACTCTTGCTATTGGTAATCCACCTTACGGTGTTGGTGGCAATCTTGCGATCAGATTTTTGAATAAGACATCAGAAGTTACTGATGATATTCGTTTTGTGTTGCCAACATCTGTACGCAAACCATCATCACTCAATAAGATCGCAGGACATCTGCATTGTGTTGTTGATGAAGATCTAGATTCGACAACTTTCCCAGGTGGTATCAATGCTGTGAAGCAACACTGGGAAGTAAAAAACTCATCGAGATTTGAAATAGGTGTGGGTGAGATACCTATGATGAGTGAACATCCAGACTTTGAGTTTCTACCCTACGAGAACAGAGCAGAAGCAAATGTTTTTGTTGGTGAATATGGATGTGGACCTAGTGGTAGAGTAAAAACAGAAAACTTCGTCCACTATGCAAAGGGACATCATTTCTTGCGCTGTCGAGATTTGAAAGTTGTGGAAGATATGGTAGAATTTGCAGATAAGTTTCGTGCTGCTGCAACACAATGCAATGGCAGGTATCATTTCGGTAAGAATGATTTGATTACTACCTACACAAAATGTCTTGAAGAAAAGTATGGCAAAGAACAAGCACAATCAAAAGGTAGGATCTTCGATTGATCGTTCAGATGAACGTATCAAAGAGACTCAAGAAGTTTTCACTCCGATGGAACTTGTTGATCAAATGATTGATGAGATTGATATTGAACTGCTGAAAGATCCTAACAGCACATTCATCGACAACTCTGCTGGTTGTGGAAACTTTCTTGTTGGATTGAAAAGTCGTCTGTCACAATACCATAGCGAAGAACATATTTTAGAGAATATGTTGTATGCTGTGGAAATGATGCAGGACAATCATACGGAACTGTGTGAACGGTTGGGTGTACCTGTAACACACCGACACTATGTTTGTGCCGATGCCCTAGAGTATGACTATTCCTTTGGAGAACCTGTGGGAGTAGAACAGTTCTTCTAGTGGCACAGGGGGTTCCTTCGGGGATCCCTTTCTGCTATAATATATCCATACTGAACAGGACACCCTTGATCACCCTTCGCCCACACCAGCAGGAAGCACTGGAAGCGATGCAGCAGCACGACAAGGGTCAAGTCATCATCCCCACGGGTGGTGGCAAGA